TATTAGTTACAGTTGCGCCATTACTATGCGCAGCTCTCGTTGTTCCTCTAACTGCTCTTGTGATACCTGTTAATGTAGTTCCGCCTGTAACTCCTGTATAAGATATTTCTTCTGTTCCCACTTTTATAAAGTTTGTGCCTGTGCTTGGAAATTGTGTTGCATCAGCTAAAACAATAGATGTTCCAGAACCACCTGTTCCAAATGCATTATCACCTAAAGCACCATTCAAAGTTGTAGTTACAGCAGATGATGCTTCTCCACCCCAAGATCCTAGTCCCCAACCAAAACCTTTTTCTTGTACGGCCGAACCCACAGTGTAATAGTGTTGAACTCTAATACCACCAGATGTAGTTGCGCCAGATCCAGTTTCGTTTGATGGCATCGTAATTGTAATGGTTGTAGTCGTTGGTACAGATGTTACCATAAATTTTTTGTTATCAAAATCGGATGCACCAAAATTAGATCCTGTAATTGTAGTAAAATTATCTAATAAAATTATATCTTGAGGGTTGATACCATGACCAGTAGAAAAAGTTATTGTAACTGTCGGTGATCCGTTAGTCGTGGTAAATGCACTCGTAAGCGTTGTTGTAGATTTAATAGGATGTATATCATAAAACACCCCTCCAGAGTATGCGTATAAAATTCTGTTTGTTCCAATAATCGCGTATCTTCTACCTAAACTATTAACATAATGATGAAGTCCACGACCAGCACCAGTTAATTCATTTTCATTAACGTTACCTAATTGATTCCAACCACCTATTTTTTCAGGTGTCCCATATCTAAATCTAACATTATCACAGTCCACCCACTGTCCTTCTGCTGTGGTTTCTGAAATTTGTTTATTTATACCTGGCTGAAAACCTATTTTTTGTAGCATAATTTACCACTATATAAGATTTTTTATATTTTTGTAGCCTTATATTATACGAATCTAGGCCCTTTTACAAAGATAGCAATAGTTTTTCTAGATCCAGATATTACTGGTAAAACTCTATGAGGCACCCAAGACTGAAACATTAACATGGTTCCAGGTTTTGAAAGAGATGTTACTTCCATTGGGCCCATTTTAAATAAAAAAAAACTTCCTCCATCATATTTTTTTTCTGATATATTAATAAGAACAGTAAATTTTAGGTCATTAACCCAAGTTCTAGCCGCATCTACATGCCAATCATATCTACCTTTGTTTTTAGATGAATATGTATTTATGTGAATTCTATCATAGTCATTTACGTCATACAAAGAATATCCAAAATGTTCTTCATTTACTAATTTTACTCTTTCTAAAAGATTATGAAGATACGGTTTTAAATCTTTATATAAACAAAATTCAACTTTTGAACTTTTTGTAGTGTTTGCAGGGTTATCAAATCCATCGAGATCTAAATTATTTTTAATAACTTTATTTAAATTTTTAATTTGAGACGCATTAAGTAAATTTTCCCATTGCCAATAAAGTTCTCTTTCATTATTTACGTCTTTTTTCATATTTTACATTTATAATAATTTCAAACGCTTAAACTTTCAACTTTTTACCTTTGAACCAGTCTGGTAGACCAAGAAAAGGCCGAGTATCGAATTGATTTTTTTTAGCATTTTTAGAATTAGCCTTATTATAGTGTAAAAAAACTTGTCCACAGTCTTTACCTTGGAACTCTTCTCTCCAATGTTCTAAATCACAACCTGAATAGATCAACATATCTCCAGGATCTAACTCTACTTTTATACCAGCTTGTCCATTTTTTCCTGTAGGGTCTACAAAAATAGGCCAAGGATCTCCTCCTAAATTTAATGTTGTAGATATCTCACATGAATATCTATCTTTATGTCTAGCCAACACATCACCTTTTTTATAAATTCTTGCGTATGAATATGTTTCAGATAATTTTAACCCAGTATGTTTTTCCATAACAGGTTTAACTTCTTGTAACAAAGTTTCCATAGCGATATCTGCATAGTTTGAATAAGTATTAGGAATTTGTGGATCATGCCAAACTCCCCAATATTCTGTAAAAGGAGAAATAAATTTTGTTTCGTACAAAACTTTTGCTACCTTTCTTTTGTTTTTAAAATATTTATATACAAAATCTGCTAACTCTTTAGATATTGCTTTTTTTAAAACTGTATATTTATTTTTTTTAAATGACATTTTTTTCCTCCTTATTTTTATTTAATTTAAGAAACATTTATATTAATATTAAGTCTTAAATTTTTGTCAGTTTGTGCAACACTGCAGTGTTTTATTGATCCATTGAATATTACTAACTGATTTTCAACGGAAGCAATCTTATCCCCATTTTCAAACAAAGTATACCCATTGTTAGTGTTAACAGAAAATAACGCAACAGTGTGTGGGTCAGGCATATCTACATGCATACCTGTTTTTATATGTTTAGGTTTTTTCGTATAACAGTTAACCTTAGCTCTAAGAAGATAAGTATATTGTAGCTGACCTATTATTGGCATTAGTATTCTATTAAAATATTTACTTTTTTGTTCGTCGTCTCTATATAAAATATGACTAAAAAGAAAATCTGATTTATCTTCGGTGTTCGCAGTATTGTCTCCATAGTAATATGGAAAAGAATCACTTAATAAAATATTTTGAATATCTTTAAATACTTCTATATTTTTTAAAAAATTATTTATAACCTTCATACAAAATTAATAAAACAGTTTAAAGTTAATCGTCCATGGTCCGTGTTGCTTCCGTAATTAAGCATAGACTTGTGGTATATTTTAGAGTCAAACATTAAGGCTCTATTCTGCACAAAACCAATCGCCATGGTTTGTGGGTCTTGCTCTAAGTATCCATGCAACGCTGTCCCTGACTCAAGATTGGTATCGGATAAATATACTAATAAACTTAAATCGTGTTTACCATCACAATGAATAAAATCTTTTGAATTATCTTTATCTAGTCTTAAGTGAGTATAGCATAATAAATTAATTCTTTTATTTTGAAGAATGTTATTAAATTTTTCGTATAATTCTTTAACGATTAAGTTAAATAAAAAAGGATTATCTTTAAATAAATCTTGGCTTCTTTCACCAGGCCAATCTTGGTTTTCATTAAATTTTTTATTAAACTCACGGCTTTTGTATCTTTTAATTTTTTTAAATTCGTTCTTAATATTATTAAAATTATAAAAAAAATTTTCTTTAATTATTACTTCCATTTATGTTCTTTCGTATTTTAACACAGATTTTGGTATTGCTTGACAGTTCCAGTGTATAAATCTAAATGGTTTATATCCTATGTCCACTGAATATAAGTGTGGTAAATAAGATGGAAAAAATATTATTTTTCCAGGTGTTGGAGAATAAGCCACTTGTGTAGAGGCGTAAGTCATTTTAGTTTTATCTCTTTCAGGTAAAAGATTCATTTTATTTCCTGATCTTGGATCTTCAAATATAGGTCTTGATGTGGTGTCACCTCCTTTTAAAAAATAAAAACCAGATATGTGACCATTCCAATGTGTATGTAAGGCATGGTGTCCACCACCAGTTTTAGCAAATTCTTGAACCCACATTTCAGTCATAAATAATTGATAGTTTGTCATATCAAAACCCATCTCAATCAATAAATTGTGAGCCGTTGCACCAACATAATCTTGAAGTTGTCTAAATTTAGGATCACCAATTAAAGTAGTTGAGTGAAATACATTACCCATGTCTCCCTTATTTCCATATTTTTTATTTCTAAAATCAATATTTTTTTTTAAATTTTTTTTAGCTTGTTTTATATATGGATCTGAGGCTTTATTTAATTTTGCTACAAATGATGGTTCATCTGCGTGCCATATAGGACATTTAAAATGATCTCCTCTATATAATTGTTTTGGATATTCTTTTTTCATTATCTAAAAGGGTATCCTAAATTCCATATCACTAAACTATATCTTGATCCTTTTTTTACTGGACATACTCTGTGCCATACGTGTGAAGGAAATACAACTAATGAGCCTTTTGGTAGTATTTGTGTGCATTTTTGAATATTAGGTTTTTTATCAGGGTCTTGATTTCTAAAATCAAACTCTAATTCTCCACCTGAATATTCTTTTGGATCAGACAAAGATACTGTAACAGATAGTTTTCTAATCTTTCCATACTCGGGATGATTTTCATTATCTCTTTTATAAGGTTGGTCCCAACTATCACAATGCCAATCATAATATTGGCCCTTTTCATATTTAGTAAACTGACAAGATTCAGACCAGTCCCAATCGTAATTCCAACCTGCGCTTACATTTGCTTGGTGAACGTATGGTTGTATTTCTTTATATATCCATCTGTCATTCATCCATACGACATTAGAATCTCTTTTCTTTTTTAAATCTTTTATTTGTTTTTTATTTAATTTTTTTCCGCCATAGCCACCAGTAACTGCCATTTGGTCTTTTAAACTTTTTCCGTAACGAATAATATCATCACAAATCCTATGAGGGATTACTGATTGAAAATACCAATAATAATATTTGTGGTTCATATATCTTTATGAACTTAATATATCATTTAATCTAGGGATGTCAATTGTAGCGTTGGTTGTATGTTTTTTATTCAGCTACCCAAGCTGTACCATTCCAATTGTATACTGTTTTAGGTATATTTGAATCGTCTGATTTATATGCTTCCCAACCTTTTGTATTATCAGCTTCATATTTAGACTCATTCCAACCAATAATATAAAGCACTTCATTTTCTAAAACTTCAATAGACGGACGGGCGTTAGGTGCCTGCCAATTATTATTAGCGTTTAATGTCCAAGATTTGTATGGTTGAGGCATTATAAATATATCCTTATCATAATCATAAACCATGTTTACACCAGCATATTTTCCTCTAAAATTATTATTGTAAGAAGTTTGTTTCCACGTTCCACCCTTAAAAAAGTTTTGACACCATGTCTCTCCGTCCACGTGCATATCGTTGTTTTCTAATGGACCATTAGATGTTTGAATATCATTTCCTACCACAACAACTCTTTCTACCACCCAATGTGTGTCTGTAGTAAAACCTGTAGGATCTTGTTTTTGTTTTATTTCTGCAAAATGTGCCATGTTTTATCTCCTTAACTTACCTTCACTGTTCCAGAAACAGTAAAAGTGGCTACTGTTTCATTACAAGAACCAACACAAGTTGCTACTGTATTTGTACATGGTGTTACAGATACAGTGCTAGCACCAGGTATCCTTAAAACTACAATTCCAGAACCTCCAGCTCCGCCTACTCTTGTTGGTGCGGGCGCGCCGCCTCCGCCGCCTCCGCCGCCTCCAGTGTTTGCCGTTCCAGCTTGTGCGACAACATCAGCTCTTCCTCCATTTCCTCCGCCACCAGGGCCTCCAGTTCCTAGTGATTCAGCAGAAGCTCCGATTCCGCCTCCACCTCCACCACCTCTTGTAACAGGTGAGCCTGTGATAGAAGATGCTAAACCAGGTGCTCCTGGTGAGCCTTGACCGTGAGGTTGTCCTCCTGGAGGACCGACTCCTCCAGCTCCTCCACCGCCTCCTGACCTTGATATGATAGGACCTGCTGGATTTCCTTGAGGTGGACTAAATGGGGGTGTATTTCCTATACCTGCTGCTTGTGGAATGGGTACAGGACCTGCCGGCCCTCCACTTGCAAGACCTGCTGAACCACCACCTCCAGATCCTCCTGGAGCACCAATTTGTGGTGTTGGAGTGCCGTGAGGTTGCGGAGCACCACCTGCTCCACCTCCAGTTGAGGTAATCATGTCTGTTCCCTCACTACCTCCTGGATTAAATATTGAATCGCCTCCCGGGGCTGCATTACTTGTAATGCATGAACCATCCCAATTACCGGGTGTTCCACCTGCACCGACTGTTACACTGTAAGTTCCAGCGGCAAGATCTGATAATGCACTAGATTTTAATGGACTGGGGCCATCGAAAGAATTACGATATCCTCCAGAGCCTCCTCCACCTGAATCAAAAAGATTTCCTCCGCCGCCACCAGCAATAACTAAAAAATTGCAATTAAAAGGTGGACCAGCGCCTTCGCCAGAGCCAAAGCCTAATACTTGATAACCAAAACTTTTTCTTTTTGATTTTTTATTTTTTGAACTTTTACCTTCAACATTTTTTAAAATGTCTAGTTTATAATCCTTCATATTCTACCCCTTATGCGTCGTTAGCAGCATCAGTAGTGAAGAATAATTTAACACCTAATAGTTTAGCATCGGCAGTTAATGAATCCTCCGATACGTCTCTTGTTATTTGGAAATAAACTTCCTCATCCGTACTAGGAGATCCCGCTATTGTAACTGCTCCACTTTCTGCTGTAACGTCTAAATCGTTTGCTGTACCACTGTGTGCTTTTGCTGTTGGTGCAACCGCTGTTCCAAAAGCAACGTTAATAGTGTCATTATCTGCGCAAGAAACACCAGCTAATGCCCAAGATACAGTTCCTGTGTTTGTTGAGTCTGCTGTAAAAAATGCTTGAAAAGTTATTGTGCCTTCATTCCATGATTTAGGGAAAGCAACAGCAAATTGAGCATTTTCATCTGAGTCTTTGTCAAAATCTAAAGTTTTAATTTCAGGACCATTTGATAATTCTACTTGTGCTAAAGCAGCACAACCATTTGTAGTATTAGGATACATAGCAACTGCTGGCACCCAAATAGTTTCTTTACCTGCAACTTTTACTGCTGAACCACCAGCTTGAACAACACCATTACCATTTGGTGCTATATTAATGTTTCCATCTGCACCATCAGTTATTGTAATCGTACCT